TCAAAAAATTAGCAAAATCTCTGCCTCTCGCCTTAGTACCAACCCCGGCAGCACTTTGCCACCGCCGTAAACCCAGCGACGCAACTCCTGCGCCACACCTGGCCAGTCACGCTGATTGACCCGTCTTCTAAGTGTTGATGCCTGCAACCGGCCAGCACCAAGGTTGAATGTGAAATCAACAATGGCCGCAAGCCGCCCCTCTGGCTCAGTGGCTAGTACCGGGCAATAGCGCAGTGTTGCTCGCAGTGCATCGGCCATGTCGGCAGCGAGATAAGCCTCACCCTCTTCCATAATGATTGGCGGATGCTTGGCATCGCAAAGATGGCCGTACCCGATCGTCCAAAACCCGGCGGGGCAAATATATGGATATGCCCGTCCTAAATCACTTTTGGGCACACGGCAGAACCCCTCAAACCGCTTGGCCAAATCGATTGCTGCCTGGGGCACTTCGATCATGGTCGAACTTTGTCAAACACGCGGCCCAAAAACCAGAAGTTCAGCACCCCAGCCCATAGCGCCTGATCGGCTTCAGTCCAAGCGTGCAGAACTGCTGTACCCCAGTCGGCACCGGCAGACAAAGCCGCCGCAAATGCTGCCGTCTTCGCCGCGCAGTACAGAGCCATGAACCAGTAGGTAATCACTGGGCGCACAGAGCTGGAAAGCGCATCTGCCCATCCCAACCCAGTTTTTTCGCCCTGGGCACGCACGGCATCGCGCAGAGTTTCAATTGCGCCGGTGTTCCATGCGCCGTCGGCAGCCGCGCCGATCTCGGACATGCGCTGGGCACCACGCAGTTTCTCGAACTCCAGCGCCTTGTCCTGCATGGCCAATTCGTGGCCACGCTCGCCTTGGCGGTCGAACCATTTCAGGACCTCGGGAGCAAGACGAAATGCGCCGCCCAACAATCCACCCAATAGCGTCTCGATCATTGGGGGCCTCCCATCAGACGCAACTTGATGGCGATTCCAACCAATAGTGCAGCAAGCACACCGGTGGTCAGAACTTTGACCGTGGTTTGCCAGGCCGTTCGGCGCGCTTCCCGCCACGCATCGATGAGACCCCGCAGGTCGCGGATGTCGGCGGCGGCGTGGCCGTTTTCAAGGCCAAGGCAGGCCAATGCGCGCTCGGCCCCCCGCTCGGCGGCGCGGGTAAGCAACTCATCAAGGTCCTCCGGGCGCAGGTTCAGGATGTCAGCGCTGTGGTTGCTGGTGGATTCTTCTGTCATGGGCATCTCCAAAAAGAAAAAGCCCGCACTGGCACACACAAAAAGTGCACCAGGCGGGCGATTGATGAAAAGGTTTGTTGAGTGGCTTAGGCTGCTTGCTTAGTTGCAAGGATCGGAATCACGCGCCTTACTGGCGGCGACTCCACAGTACTTTTGGCCAGGCCAAAGATGTCCTTGCGCTCTGGCAGTAAATCGCCGTCGATAAAGACCGGCATGCAACCCGTGAGGAACTCAATGGCCGCCGCAAAGAACACCAAGTTGTCGGAATAGGCGGCCTCGCACCCAGCATCCCAAAGCGGCCCTTCCAAGAACATGCACGAGCCCTTGCACATTTGAAGCACTGGGCAAGACGAGCAGCCTTGGCGCTCGCTCCAGTGCGTGGCGCTTTTCATGCGCACAGCGGACAGGTCTGACAGATGGCCAATCAGATGGCTCTGGCCATTCGGAGCCGTGGCAGCGGCGCTCACGTTTTGGCAGGTGACAACATTGCCTTTGAGATCCACAGCTAGGTTGTTGCTGCGATCCATGCCGCACTTTTGCCCAAGCGCAGAGGCTGGGCGCTGGTAGCGAATGGAATCGATGAAGTCTTGAATCTTCTGGTTGGTGAGGTCAAAGCGACTGGCAAGGCCAGTGCGAATTTCGCCAAACCCTTGCCTGCGAAACTGTGCGTGCTCAACGGTGGTCTTGAAGGTGGCGGCCAAGCCACCTTCATCGTAGGGATCGATGAAAGCACCTTCACCAATCTGAACGTCAGTTCCAAAGCGTTCTTGCAGCCAAAGCTGCACCGCTGCTCTGCTCGTGTTTTGGCTGCTGATCATCGCGTTGATGCTGATGCGACCCTGCGGATGGAGGCGTGCGTACAAATCCATGATGGCGGCACGCTGCTGCGGGTCGTCTAGCGGGTCTACACCGCGTGCGTGGTAGCCAGGCCCATCGTGGGAGAGCCCGACGACGAAGCCCATGCGGTCCAGCCACTCGCTGGTCTCAAGATTGAGCAATGAGCCGTTGGTGATGATCAAGAACTCAGCATTCGGGTACAGAACTCGCAGGCGCTCAGCCAAGGGCTTCAAGGTCTTGATGTAGACCAGTGGTTCACCGCCCCAAAATTCAATGCGCTCGGGAGCCTGGCTCAGGCTGGCGGTCAACTGCTGCAGGAAATCCTCCACATCCGCGGGGTTGGTGCTTTCGGCATGGGGAACAAAGCGCTGGCTGCAGTAGTTGCACTCGTAGTTGCAAGACAAACCTAGGCTGATTTTGAGGGTCTTGATCAGGCCTTTTCGGCCTGGCTGGGTGGTGCTCACGACCGTCGCATCCTTAAACGTTTTGGGATTGACTTCCAGTACCGGGGAGCCAAACCCATCCGCTCCCCAAGTCAGGCTGCTGGTTTGGTTGTCGTACAGCAGTTCGCGCTCTGTGTTGTCCGGCGCAATGAGCTTGATCTTGAACTGGGCCATCAGAGCACCTCCATCTCAATGTGGATTTCAACGCTGGGACGCTCGCCCAGGTAAACATGCCCGAAATGAAGCAAGTGGCTTGGAAACACCAGCAGCAAATCCGGCTGAGGGTTGATCATGGACACGCGCTTTTCACCAGGCAGCGCCTTGCTGCCATAGGGGCCGATTGGGCTTTGCAAAACCAGTGCGCCGTCATGCTCGCCGCGCTCAGGGTCAGGGTGGGCGTCCCCATCAATCCAGTAGATGGCAGACAGATGGGCTGACTCCACATGGGGCGGTACGAAGTCACCTTTGAACTGAACCACTTCCCTGCCGGTGATGGATGCGATACCAATACCGAAAGCCTCGCTGGTCACGGCTTTGATTCGTGCGAACAGGTCTGCAAATGCAGGGTCCATGGATTCGAGTGACTCACGGGTCGAGCGGCTCCAAGGTTTTCTATCGGGGTTGAGTTCGCCATAGACCGCGAGCGTCTTTTCTTTGAGGACTTGACGCTCTGCGTCCGTCAACCCAAGCTGGGTGCGAACGACAGGTGTAGGAAAAAGTAATTGCATCATGCGGTCACCACCGCAATCCGCGCATCCTCTGCGCCTAGGAAATACTTCCAGCCAAACTTCACCCAGATTTCATCACCAGCGGACATGCCAGATGCGAAAACTGGAACCACAGCCAATCCATGCACTGCGCGTACACGGGAAAAAGGCACCAGTCCGCTCACAGCTTCGAGGTAGACAACAGCCTCTCGGTCAAGCAGTTGGCCTGCCACATCCTCTATGCGCAATTCGATCGAGGCAATGCCGCCCACCGGAATACTGGCTGGCGCTTGCACATGAATAAACGGAAACTCCATGGTGCGAACAGCGCCGCTGCTGGCTGCTTGGCTCCAGACAAGCGCGCAGTGCTCATCGACCTGGATGTTGGCGTCCGTCGCCTGAGCGTTGAGGTTCACCGTGATGAACAACTCATCGTCATTGGCGTTTGCAAATGGCACGTTGATACCCACCAGCAAATTTCTCTGGAGGCGCTGGGCGTAGTCAACAGCTGTCTCGCGATTGGGAAGGGTCTCCGGGTACAGCGCAAAGACTGGAAGAAACGCCCCGGCATGAACAGCCACGAAGTAGGTCTGGTGATCGCACCAGTCGTATCTCTTTCGCAGATCGCCGATGTTGACAACCACCGACTCAATCAACGTCAAGCCAGCGACACCCGTGGCCGCCTCCTCTGTCGCAAGCGATGGCAGATACAGAGAAACGCTCAGGTCGCTCGTGACAGGGTCGAAACCGAGATGAACGGTTGGTTGAAACTGGGGATGAATTTTTGCGTTTCGCACTGCAATGATTTTCATGATGTGGGTCCTTAGCAGCAGCAAGCACAATCGCAATTGCAATTGCAGTTCGTGTTTCGATAAATGCGCACCGTGTTATCGGTCGCGACTTGAACCAGTGCGTTGACAGCTAACGCACCACCGATGCCGTCACCAACGTTTCCGCTGTACTGAAAATCTGCAACCGCAGTGGGTCGCCCACTCACGCCGGTCCAGGGCACACTGCCTGCGCTACCCGCGTAGTTCACCGAGAAGTTAGACGGGTTGTAGACATAGAAATTGGTGCCGTCGTTGCCACCCCAAACCCAGGTTGGCTGACCGGATTGACCCGTCCAGTTGTATGTGCCCGCGCCCGCCGTTGAATTGAGTTTGGATGCGGTGGCCGCATTGCCGCTTACGCTAATCGGCCAGGTCCCTGATGCACCTGTGCCACCGGGTTGCGGAGGCGTGAAACCGAGTGCGGCAATCACCTGCGCATAGGTCGGCGCTGTCGCATTGATCACGCCCAATGCCGTTCGCGCTGTCGCGGATGTGCCGTCTGAGCCCAGCAAACCAGTGAGATAGTCGTTTAAAGAATCAAGGGCAGTCTTGAACTGCCCTTGGGTTACGGTAGTGCCAGTGAAACTGGCCTTGGATGGAATAGCTGCCATGAATGCCTCCGGTTATTTCCACATGGGCGCGGAGTTCCCCTGGCCCGGCACATAGCCCGGCTCAAAGGTAACGATCACGCCGTCTGCGCGTTTGAGATAAATTTTTCCGTCCGCCACGTTGAGTACCAACTCACCCAGCGTGACTTGCGCAGCGGTGGGCACAGCGGCTGCCGTACTGCTGCGCTTGTGCAGGATGGTGTTGGGCATGGTTAGAACGAGCCTCCGTCAATCGTGGCGCTGGTGGACAAGGCGTCCGTGATACCAAAGCCAGACAGGGTTGTAGGTTTGCCACTGACGCTGGTCCATGCGGGCGTGACCGTGACAGCCGCACCAATGGCTGTGACTCTGCCTTTGGCATCAACGGTGAATGGCGTATGCGCCGTGGCTGAATTGTTGTATGTGCCCGCCGTCACGCCGCTGGCAGCCAGGGTGAGCGCCATCGATGTTGTGCCCGAACCAGTGACATCGCCTGAGACCGTGATGTTTTGGTTGGCTGTGATGTAGCCTGGGTTGGTGCCCCCAGTGACCCGTCCGGTGACGTCCACCGTCATGCTGGAATAGGTGCCCGCCGTGACGCCCGAGGCGGTGATCGACAGCGTATTGCCGGACTTGGTCAGGCCTGTGCCCGCAGTGAGTTGTCCCAGACCGTTGAATTGCTGAAAAGTCAAGGCGGTAGTGCCTATCGTGATCGGGTTGTTGCTGGCAAGCACCCAACCTGAATCAGCGTAGGTAGTCCCTTCCTCTATAAAGGTGTACAGCCCGGAGGAGACCTCGCCTGCAGGAGAGTTGTCGGCGTCTGCCGTGCGCGTCCATGCGCCTGCGGCCACTAAATACAAACCGTTCTGGCTTCCAGTCGTCTGGTCTTTGACCAGCACCCTGTCACCTGCGATGAGCGCTACACCGTCAATCGTTTGTGTTCCAGAGAGCGTGATGTTGGCCGTGGTGGCCGCGCGAACCGACGCTTTGAAGTCCAGCCCGGTGATGGCGTTGTCCACGTACTGCTTGGTTGCTGCGTGAAGTGCGTTGGTAGGGTCCGCCGCTAAAGTCAAAGCACCAGTGAGCGTGCCTCCGGTGAGCGCCAGTGCGTCGGTGATCCCGTAGCCAGACAGCGTAGTTGGCTTGCCGGTGACACTGGCCCAGGCGGGCGTCACTGTTACGGCTGTACCGATGGCGGTAATGCGGCCTTTTGCATCAACAGTGAATGGCGTGTGCGCCGTGACGCCGTTGTTGTAAGTCCCCGCCGTAACACCGCTGCTGGCCAGAGTCAGTGCAATCGCTGTTGTGCCTGAACCCGTTGCATCACCAGACACCGTGATGTTCTGGTTGGCAGTGAGGTAACCCGGATTTGAGCCGCCAGTCACGCGTCCCTTGGCATCCACCGTGACGTTGGAGTAACTGCCAGCAGTGACACCACTGGCCGCCAGTGCCAGCACCACGCCGCCCGACAGAGTACCTGTGCCGGTCGCATCTCCACTGACTGCGAAGCTGTCAGCCTTCTTGGCAAAGACTCCCGAGCCAGCGGCGGCAGTGACAACACTGCCAGACTCGCCAATGAACAGCGTCTTGCTGACTTCGGACCATGCCAGTTCCCCCACTGCCAGCGTGGGCGGTGTGGCAGTGGTGGCAGATCGTTTGATTTGAATGAGGTTGGGCATAAGGTTCTCCGTTGGTATTTAGAAATAGCCCGCGTCTAGGGCCAAAGTGCTGACATCAGGCAAGGGACCGGGCGGGCCGACCGCACCCTGATCGCCCTTTGGGCCTTGAGGCCCGGGAACGGTGAGCGTGACCTCGACCGACGTGCTGTCCCATTGCGGCTGCAGGGTGAGGCTGACTTCTGTGGTGGCTGCAATCGTTGTGGTCATGGATCGGCCTTCATTTACTGGCTCACATCGGGCACGACCGGCACGATGAATGTTTCAGTCGATCGCACCGTCCCGCCGCCATGTACCTCCACATCGCAGTACAGATTGGCCGGGGCTGGGAATGTGGCCGACTGCGCCGGATCAACAAGCGAGAGATAAAAGCGGCCAGGGTTCAAGGTCTGGTCGGGGTCAATCGCCGCCGACAGATTGGCAACCAAGCCTCCAACGCTGGTGCGCAATTGGGAGCGAATGGTTTGAGTGCTTAGAGGGCTGGCCACACCGTTGATGCGGTAAACGCCAGACAAAGCGAAGGTATCGCCCCGCTTGAACGGGGGCGTTGTTTGTGCAGTCATCTCAATATCCTTGAACGTAGGCGTCCACCGTCCCAGCGGTTGCAGCGCCACTGGCGTTGAAACACTGGATCAGCGGACCCGTGATTGATTTGTCGACCACGCGGGCCGTGGTGGCAGAGCCACCGTCTGAATGCAAAGTGAGACTCACGATCACCACGCTTCGCCAGCCGGTGCCAATCGACAGGCGTGAACCGCCCGAGGCAATCACCACATCGGGCAGGCGAATCGTTTTATCGGGCACATCGATTTGCGCAACCACCGAACCAATCAGGCCCTGCAGATTGCTCTGGTCGACATCGATACGGAACTGGTAGGTCGTTCCTACATCGGCCCAGGCCCGCCCCGGAAATGGCACATAGGCCACGTCCGAGGACTTCTTCCAAGTGATCTTCCAGGCATACCCACTGACGGTGGCCGCGATCGTCAGACTTCCACTCTCAGAAAATGTGACGCTGCCGGTCCAGGAAATAGCCTGGTACTGGGGCACCAGAAACACCGCCGTGGTGTTGGTCCACAACTGCGCCGTGTCGTTGCTCCACATGCGCGATGAATCGGGGGCTACCACCGGCGTCGTGTTGAGCGTGTAGCTTGCAAACACGTTCTCCACCGGCGCATCACCTAAGTTGCACGCAATGGCAGTGACGTTCAGACTCTCATTGCCTGTGGTGTCGACCGCCTTGATCAGAATCTGACCGGCTCCATAGGGAATCGTGACCAGATCCCAGGGCGAGACTGCCAGCAGGCCGGTGTGCAATTCCAGCGCGTCCGACCAGGAACGGCTGCCACCCGGCTGCCAGCGCACACGGTAACCGGCAAGATCGATATCTGAGACTGGCCCCCAGGTCAGGCGCTCGCCGTCCAGGCGCAGCCAAGGAACGTCTGACGGAGGCGCTGTTTTACCCACCACCTGCACGGTTCCCTGGCTCCATGCTCCGCGCACGCCGATCGAATTGATCGCCCGAATGCGCACGTTGTAGCTGGCTCCGTCTTGCACCGGCGACACCCAAGCCACACCCAGTTCGGCAGCAACAATGTCCACCGGCGACCATCCCAGGTCGGTCGTAGCTTGGGTCTGAACTTCGACCTGCCCCTTCTGAGCGTAGACCTCGGTAGGTGCAGTCCAGCCCACGCGGATGCGCGAAATGACAGAGCCATCGGACAGACGCAGCAACTCGGTCGTTCCGGAGGCCAGTGTGAGACCCGACACGGCAGGCACGCTGAACGGGTCTGGCAAATTGGACTGAGCGATGACGGCGGCAGGCGACAAGACCGCTTGCGTGTAAACACTGGCGCTGTATTCACGGGCAACGACATAGACCTCGTCGTTGTCCTTGATCTCGATTTGCATGATCCGAAACAACTTGGCCGACCAACCCGGCGTTGAATGCGTGATTGGCACCACGTCCCCAACCTCGCAGCGCAAGCCTTCCTGAAAAGCGGAGAACTTTACGACCAAGCCGTAGCGGCTCTGGTTTAGCGTCAACTGACCGATGTTCTGCGCCCGGTAGCTGTTGGCTGTGAACGGCAGGTCGATCTTGGCTTCCAAAATCAGACCGTTGTCGGTGGCACGCAAAGCTGTGGACTCGACCATGGCCAGATCGGGCTGCCACTTCTTGGCTGGGTTATAAAAACCAGCGGTGACCCGGTTGTACTTGGCGCGTTTACCGGCTTGGCTGATGACCCAAGAGCCGGTGATGTTGCTCTCAGTAAACCCAAAGCTTGAGGCCGTGGTGGCAACGTCAAGCACCAACCGGTACTTGCCGCCGCTAAAAACCAGCATGCCCCGGCACGCGGTGAGCAAAGCGCGCACATTGTCATACGCGGTCTGGTTCGTGTCGATCGTGCCGTCGCAGGCGTAAGCCGCGTAGTTCACCTGGGCGAGCGTGTGCTGCCCAGACCCTGCTGAAGTCAGATCGATGGCCACACCTGCGTAAGCATTGGCCAGCGTGGTGGCGAGTTGGTAGCTGGTGTCAGTTGCCTTGATCGCGTAATAAGTTGTCCCTGCCACCAACGGGCTGGGCACGGTGGCGGTACTGCTCACCTTGACGCCATCCCCTGTGTCGATAGGTATCGGCTGGGCGAAAGTCAGCGCTTCAGTGGTGGTGCTGACAGTAAAGATGTCAGAGAAACTTGGAGCCGTTATCCGAATATCGCAGGCGTTCGCAGCTGCTGCAATGCTCGTGTCATCGATTGCGCTGGACGCAATACCGCGACCGTAAATGGCGTTGCTCAGGTAGTCCCGGATGACGAGTGCCGGATTGTTGGAGTACCGGGTCTGGCCGTCGCGTGGGTCGTACAAAGTCCTGCCACGCACATCGGCGGTGATTGTGGGGAGGCCAGAGAAAGCGTTGCGGTCGTATTTGAGCTTGACGTACAGGTAGGCGCAGTTGGAAAGTTTGCAGGCGCTGGTCCACTTGGGCACATCAGCGGTTAGTGCTGCATCGGCTGCTTCACCGGGTGTACCCAGATGCTTGGTGACAGTGAGCAGCCCCGTGAACTTGGCGTCCGTAGAAAGCACATCGTCCAAATACACGTTGTCGATCGCTGTCACTGGCCCTTCTGAGAGCACCAGCACCAGATGCAGGTATTCGTTGCTGCTGCCCGAGACTTCAATGAACACCCGTGTGCCACCCACCCTGCGGCGACCATAGATCACGGGGATCGGGTCGACATTGCTCTGGGAGTTGATCAGGATGCCTTGCGCCTGAGCCGAAGACAGCGCTGACTGCGCGCTTGATGGCGAGTTCGAGCCGATCAGTGACTGCACCGCCAGATTGGCAACACCCCCAGCCACAAGGCCAGTTGCGCCACCGATGAAACTGGCGGTGGCAAGCGACGCACCAAGAACGTCAGCCGCTGCAGCCGTGATGCCCGACTCAATGACCATGCCAAGTACAGCATCAGCCACAACCGCACCCACGGCCTCAGACACCACCGATCCAACGATGGCTCCAATGACGATGCCTGCCATTACCCGACTTCCCTGTTCCGAACTACCTTTGCGTACATGCGTTCAACGTCCTGGTAGCCCAGGTGTTCGAGCAGGCGACCGAAGTCTTTGGTCTGTTTGACGTGGTAATAAATCTTTTGCACGCCCTGGGCTTTGAGGCCCATCTCGGCAAAGCGCAGCAGCTTCAGAACGACACGCCCGGCCCGCACCTCGGGTAAGGCATACACAGCGCTGTTGGCCGCGACCAGTGCGTCCTGGTAATGGATGTGGGTCTGCACGATGAATGCGGCGTAGCCCACGATCACGCCATCACGTTTGGCGATGAAGGTGGCGAGTTTCCCGGCGGCATCGAGTTCGCCGTAGCGAGCCCAGTCGACGTTAAGGCGTTCGAGATCCTTCTGGCCGACTTCTTCGTATTCGCGTTCGGCCAGGGCTTGGAGTTCTTGGGTCGCCGTTCCAACGGGGATGCGCGCATACGTGTAGAAAGATCGTCCGCTCTTCACAGAGCCCCCCACTTGATTTCGCGGTTGATGTTGGTCACGAACTGGAACCCCCGGTCGCCCGGAAACCAGATCTGCTCTTCCGGGTCGTTGGTGTGCCTGCCAGGCGTGCGCTGGAAATCCACCCATTGCGAGCTGGCGGTCACTGCGATCGTGCAGGTGCCGTTGTTTGGGTCATCGGAGATTTCCATACTGTCAATCCGACCATCGAACACCAGCAAAGGGTTGCTGATGATGGCCAGGCGATAGTCCAGAAATCCCTTGTAGATGGCGATGCGCCGGTCGATATAAGGCTTGGACAGCGCAATAGAAATCCAGGTCTGGTCTACTGCCGAGACTTGCACCGTGACATTGGGGATGCTCATGTCGCTGGTCTCTGACAGACCTGAGAACCCGAGAAAGTGACCGTTGGCCGTGTAGGTGTTGGTGCTCCACAGCACGTTGATCCAAGCGTCCGTCATACGGATCGTGCCGTCGTCAAACCATGTCTCAACCAAGTAGACGGGCTGGTTGCTGGATTTGAGGATCTCGGTTATGAACTCAGAACTTGCTCCACGATCCATAAAAAATTGACCTTAAAAGGCCTCCACCAACTGCAAGCTGAAGTTGTAAATCGACCCCGGAGCCACGGCAGACTCCATCGTGTCGGTGCCCAAAGCCAGCGTGAACGGCACGTTGCGCACGGTAATCACTGCGCCGTCGGCAGGCACCGCCAGCAAGGCAGGCTCAATCGCCACGGTAGCCAGGCCAAAGGCATCGGTATTCACATCAGCAGTGACCATGTAAACCTTGGTCTGGCCAGTAACGCCAATGAAGTCACCGGCTTTGAGGGCACCAGTAAG